GGCAAGCCACGCTTGCGACACGCGTTCGCTTCGAGCTCGAGCGCAGGGCGCTGGCCCGGCAGATTGCTGCTGGCGATCCTCGCGTCCTTCGCCGGCGGCTGCTCGAATATGCCCGAACCCATCACAGCACCCGAGTGCCTGGGATGGCAGGCGCCTGAGGTGACCGAAGGCCAGATCCTGGCCATGAGCGAGGCCGAGCAGCGGGATCTCGCAACCCACATCGCGTGGGGGCAGCAGCATGGCTGCAAAGGAGCGTGAGCCATGAGCTTCTACATCGCCTACTTCCTGGCCGCAGTCCTCGCTGTCTGGATCGGCGTGTGGGTCATGGACGCGTGACTCCGGCCCAGCTCAGGCACCGTATCGGCGGGCGAGGCAGCAGGCCTATCTCGCCCAAGGAGCGCGTTGCACTGCTGCTGCTCACGGACGATGCGCTGCTGGCGCTTTACCGGCTGGTCACAGGGCCAGCGGTCAATGGCAAGACTTGCGCGGAGCTGTCGGCGGAGCTGCATGGCCTCTGCAGGTATGATCACGTCAAGGCCATGTTGCGCATGCTGGGTACGCTGGTGCGTGAGCAACGGGGAGGATATCCTGATGGGCAGCGGCGCTCGAAGGATGGCAAGTTCCTGTCGATGGTGGACGTCCAGGATATCCCGATCGATCTGCGGATGCGCGTACGGCAGTGGGTGGCAACCGGCGTGGACCTGAAGACGGCAACCAGATGGGCGAAGGAAATGGGCGCGAGTGAGGGGCTGACGTGAGCCGTAAGGGGACCGTGGCCTACACAGAGCAACTTGATATACGGCTCCGCCCGAAAGAAAGGGCTGCAATAGTAGCTGCTGCGGATAAGGCTAGCATGCCAACGGCGACTTGGGCTCGGATGCAGCTGCTCAAAGCCGTTAGCGAGGGGTTGACGTGAGCGACACTGCCATCAGCACCGCAACAGAGCGTCAGCGCAGTGGGCTCAAACCGTTCCCAAAGGGAGTAAGCGGTAACCCTGCTGGTCGTCCTAAGCAGTATCGCGGCTTCATCGATGAGATGCGGGACCGCGCGCCTAAAGCAATCGAGAAGATCGATGCTGCGCTGAACAGCGACAATTACGAGCGTCAGCAATGGGCTGTGCAGCAGATACTGGATCGGGCGTTCGGTAAGCCGAGGCAGCAGCTCGACGTGACTGTAACAGACGTTGCGCAGGTGGTCGCGATCCTCGCGGCTCGGCGGCAGAGGGTGAGCGAGTGAGCTGGGTGCTGGAGGCGATCGAGGCCGAGGCGGAATCGCGGGCAGTCGGGAGGATTCAGGGAGAGGCGACGTTTGAGTTCCAAAGCTGGAATGGAGAAGTGCGTATCTGGGTTAGCCTCACCGCTGGCGAGGACGAGGATAAATGGGCGCCGCTGTGCTTTAAGAGCACAGATATTCTGGCCAACGTTGCGGCCAGGCTCACGCGTGATGACGACAAGGATTGGGCAAAGAGCAGACGAGCAGACTTGGTTGTTGCTGTGCGGCAGTTGGCGGACCAGATCGAGGCGCTGCCTATTGAACCCTGTCAATGAGCGCCAGACCGAAGCTTGGAAACGGTGCACAGGATGGCAAATTTGATCCTAAGGAGTTCTGTCTCACCGATGAAGACAAGCTGCGTCTTATTGACGTGGTCGAGAAGATCTCATTGGAGATTTACCGCGCAAGCCTTGAAGGCATAATGGTTGGTATTTTGCCGGACACGGAAATTGGTGAGGACGACATAGAGAGAGCCACCGGCTTTCATATCTATTTGAACAATAACGGCATGTGGGGGGATGATGAGGTTGTGATTGACCTGGATGTCCTGGTGGAGGCTGCTTCCTCCAGCTTGCTAGAGCGTGAGGAGTTGAAGCAGCTCGCTGACGGCTTGCGCATTCTCATTGAGAAGATCGAGGCGATTCCGCCCTATGAACCCTGACGTCTTTCTCGCCCAGGAGTTCTTAGCCTACCAGCACGACCCGCTGGGCTGGGTGCAGATCGCCTATCCGTGGCTCGAGTCTGGGCTGCTCGAGCTCGAGCCCGGCCCGGAGCAATGGCAGGCGGAGCTCCTTGGCCACATTGGCGACGGGCTCAAGGCGGGGCGCTCGCCTATCCTGATCGCAGCCCGCTCCGGCCACGGCGTTGGCAAGTCGTCTCTGATGGCCATGGTGCGCGGCTGGGCCATGTCGACGATGGCGGACACGCGTGGGCTGGTGACGGCCAACACGGGGGCGCAGCTGGTCACCAAGACTCTGCCGGAGTTCTCCAAGTGGCATCACATGCAACTCAATAAGAGCTGGTTCGACGGGACGATGGCTTACCGTTACACGCTCGACGAGGCGCATCGGGAGACCTGGCGCTTCGATGCGGTGACCTGGGCGGCCGAGAATCCCGCGGCGTTCGCTGGCCTGCACAACGCTGGCCGGCGTATCGTGCTCATGTTCGATGAGGCGAGCGAGATCCCACCCGTAATCTGGGAGACGGCCGAAGGTGCGCTTACTGACACGGATACTGAGATCATTTGGCTTGCATTCGGCAACCCGACCCAGACCAGCGGCCGCTTCGCCGAGTGCTTCGGGTCTGGCCGGGGTCGCTGGCACACCATCGAGATTGACGCGCGCAACGTCCGGCGGACCAACAAGGAGCTGTTCCAGCAGTGGATTGAGCACTACGGCGAGGACAGCGATTTCGTCCGAGTGCGGGTCAAAGGACAGCCCCCGCGTGCTGGTAGCCTACAATTCATCGGGCACGACCTGGTGGATGCCGCCATGGCGCGCGAGCCTTTACCCAACATTGCCGATCCAATGGTCTTCGGAGTCGACGTCGCTAGGTTTGGAGATGACGCCTCGGTAATCGCCCGCAGGAGGGGCTATGACGGCAGGGGTTGGCCACCGATATCGTTTCGAGGTCTCGATACCATGCAGCTCGCTGCAAGAGTCGCGAGCCAAGTTGAGGCGGACAAGCCGGATGCGGTTTTCGTGGATGAGGGAGGCGTCGGTGCGGGAGTGGTCGATCGCCTACGGCAGCTGGGAGTCGGCGCAACGGGCGTTAACTTCGGCGCATCTGCTGACGGCGGAGCGCTCGGCGCGTCTGGAGCAGCTCCGGAAAAGTATGCTAACAAGCGCGCTGAGATGTGGGGTGGGCTACGGGCGGCGCTGAAGCGTGGCCTGTCCATTCCGAGCCATCGTGAGCTTCGTGACGACCTTACTGGCGTACAGTACGGCTTTGACCCGAACGGCCAGATCCAGCTCGAGCGCAAGCAGGACATGAAGCGCCGCGGGCTGGCCTCGCCGGATTTTGGCGACGCCTACGCGCTGACATACGCTTACCCGGTGTTCGGTTCGCAGCTGCTGCGGCAGGTTACCAAGGGTCGCCGGCCCGGCGACTTCGACCCGATGGAGGGGCTGTGAATGTATCTGCATGATTTAACCGCAAAAATAACCGAGATCATTGAGAGCGATGTTAAGGAGTACATTGACGCTGAGGTGGCAGAGCGTGTTGATGTTAACAAAGATCGTTTTATGCCGAGTTTCAATTTATGGGTTGTATATGTATTTGATAATGAGGAAGTTGTTACTAAGGACAATCCAGATGGCACATTCTACAACATGGAAGACTCTTTGGAGTGGGTGCGGGCCTCTCTGGAGGGCGAAATTGAGGCGTCGATTTACGTAAAGGACGAAAAGGAATATGGCAAGGATCTGCTCCGCGTGGAGGCGTTTCGGGATTATTTCACCGAGTTGGCAGAGGAGATGACGACGAAGCGTGGCAAAGCTTAGCCTCGCCGCCACCGTCAAGGACGGCAAGGCCCGTGCTGGTGTCTAACTCCCTGGCCCGCGATTGTCCGCTGCCGCAACGGCCGCGAGTGCAGCATGCCTATCACCTATGCCGGCAAGTCCATGGCAGAGCTGCAGGCCCTGCAACAGCGGGCGCTGACGGCGCAGGAGGCGTCGCAGCACGATAAGGGTCGCTTTCAGAATCAGCTCAACGCGATCGCTGCTGCCATGCGGGGGCTCAATGCGACAGCACCCAAGGTGGCAGCGGCAGCAGCACCGGCCGCTGCGGCTACCGCAGCGGCGCCAGCGGCAGCTGCAGTCACACCGCTTCCACAGCTGAGCTACACGCCACCGCCTCTGCCAGCCGCACCAGCAGCCGTTACAGCACCTGAGGCTGCCATTGCTCCGACCGTGGCTGCGGCGCAGGATCGGGCAGACGTGGCGCTCCAGCAGCCGATCCAGGCGCCGGGCAAGGCGCAGCCCGGACAGCCGGCCATCGTCGAGGATGAGGCTGCCAAGGCGCGCCGCAAGCTGGCCGAGCGCAATTTCCTTGGCCGCATTACGGGCGTGCTCACCGGCGTAAGCGGCGCCAAGCCCGGCTCCACCCAGATTGGCTCGCGCACGCTGCTCGGCGGCACCGCGTGAAGACTCTGCGTGAGTTGCTGGATCAGCGCTTCGGCACGCTGAAAACGGAACGATCGGAGCGTGAGGATGAATGGCGGCAGATTCAGCGGTTTGTGGCTCCGCGCCGTGGCCGGCTGAATCCGACCGACAAGACCTCGGGGCGCACCAAGCACCAGTCGATCACCAACAATGTGGCATCACAGGCGGCGCGCACGCTGGCCAACGGGCTGGCGGCCAATGTGATCTCGCCAGCCTACCCATGGTTCCGCTTCAACCCAGACGACCCGGACCTCGCCGAGTTCGGAGCTGTGCGCAAGTGGCTCGACCAGCTCGAGCGGCTGGTTGCCAAGATCCTGTTTGAGAGCGGTTTTTATCCTTCTGCCACGGTTGGCCTGCACGAGCTGGTCAACTTCGGCACGGCAGCCCTGGGCCAGGAGCGGGACTTCGAGACGGTGGCGCGGTGGCATCCCTGGACGACCGGGGAATATTACGTTGCCACCGATCACAGGAACAAGCCGTCCACGGTCTATCGTGAAATCCGAATGACCGTGGAAGCCATGGTTGGCTTCTTCGGCAACCAGGTTTCGAGGACCGTGCGTGAGCACTATGACCGCGGCAACCTGGACACGAAGTGGACCGTGCGCCACGCGATCGAGCCGATGTCGCAGCGGTTCGCTTCCGTGCCCTACATCGGCCGCTGGAAGTACGGGAGCCTGTACTGGGACCCGGCTGATGCCGATGTCAGTCGCAACAAGTTCCTGAAGATCAGCGGCAGCAACCTCTGCCAGACGCATGTGGCCCGCTGGGAGCATGTGCCGCCGGACCCTTATGGCAACAGCCCGGTGATGGAGGCCCTCGGCGATGTGAAGTCGCTGCAGCTGCTCGAGAAGCGGCTGTCGCAGGGCGTGGGCAACAAGATGGCGCCACCGCTGCAAGGCCCGGCCATGGGGTTTGCAGGTGGCGCAGCGCAGCCTCTGGACGCAGCGCCGGGCAGCTATACCACCGTCAACGGCGCCGTGAGGATCGAGCCGCTGATCGACCCGCGTGCGATTATGCTGACCGACGCGCAATGGTTTCATCAGCTGCTCGAGCAGCGTCTCCGTGAGACATGCTTCGCCGACCTGTTCCAGACGCTGAAGCTGCTCGATCGCAAGAATATCACGGCAACCGAGGTCATGGAGCGCAAGCAGGAGGATCTGTTGCTGCTCGGCCCGCCGCTGACCAATATCAATTCTGAGTACCTGAACCCGATTATCGATTCGCTGGTGGAGGAGGTGTTTCGTGCCTCCGAGCCGATGTGGGCTCGTGGCCAGAACGGCATGGTGCCACCACCGCCGCAGGAGCTGCAGGGCAAGGAGTTGCAGATCAAATACACGTCGCTGCTGCAGCAGGCACAGGAGGCCGTGCGCGCAGGGCCGATTCACCGGCTCATGGCGTTCGTGGGCAGCTATGCCGGGATCTTCCCCGATCTGCCCGACAAGATCGATGCGGACCAGGCGGTCGACGAGTTGGCGCAGGCCTGGGGGGTGGCGCCGACCGTGGTCAAGGACGATGCGATCGTGATGCAGTCGCGGCAGGCTCGAGCCGAGCAGATGGCCGAGCAGCAGCAGCAGGCGCAATTGGCTACGCAGGCTGACGTGGCGAACAAGCTGGGCAACGCGTCGGTGGCGCCGGACACTGCCCTCGGCAAGCTGGAGGCGGCCTGATGCCGATCGACAACCAGAGCGCCGCGATCCCGTGGTCGGGGAGCACGACGTATCCTGCCGGCACGGTCGGCAAGGGTTTGCAGGATGCTGTCTCAGGTACGGTCGCCGATAATGCGGTGACCAACGTCAAGCTCACCGACATGGCGCAAGGCACCTGGAAGGGGCGCTTGCCAGGAGCTGGCACGGGCGATCCTGGTGACCAGACGCTGACCGCCTATGGTGTGTCGCTCATGCAGGCCGCGGATTCGGTTGCCGCCCGCGTGCTGCTCGAGCTGATCAAAGGCGTTGACGTCCAGGTCTACAATGCGCTGCTGGCGGCCATTGCCGGGCTGGGCGCAAACGGCCTCGTCGCCCGGACTGCAGCCGGCACAGCAGCTGCGCGCACGGTCACCGCAGGCTCTAGCAAGCTGGCGGTAACCAACGGCGACGGTGTGTCTGGCAACCCAACGATTGACGTTACCGAGGCCAACCTCACGCTGACCAGCCTCGGCGGCACGCTCAGCGTGGCGAAGGGCGGCACGGGCAGCACGACGCTGGCGGCGGCGCAGACCGCGCTGGGGCTGCAACCGGCAACGGCCGCAGAGGTGCGGACAGGTACGGCGACGGATCGGGTGATAACCCCGTCCGTCAATGCAAGCATGGAGGCCATCGAGCTACGTGGCGGAGCCCTAGGCGCCGTGCTTACGACTGGCACGGGCAAGGATTTCCATTTTATGCCGTATGATTTCACCGTTACAGAGATTTGGGCGGCCTGCGATACGGCGCCGACCGGGGCCAACCTGATTTGTGATGTGAACAAGAACGGCGCCACGATGATGACCACGAACAAGGCTGTCATCGAAGCGACTGAGACCAGCACGACTACCGCCGCCAACCAGCCAACGCTTACGACCACGTCCCTTAGCAAGGGCGACAAGCTGTCGCTCGACAATGACCAGGTCGGCAGCACCGTCGCCGGCAAGGATGTTCTGGTCTACGTGATTGGTCACCGCACCCGATGATGGGGTCGCATACCTACGGGTTTGGCGCGTCAGTGCCGACGCTGGGCACGCCGACCGAGCTGCATGCGGGCCTGTCGCTGGCTGGCTCGGGCTCGGTCACCAGCGGCAGCATCACGCCGACCGCCAACGGTCTCGTCTATGCCTGGCTGGGCACGCGCGCCACCAACGTCGGCGGCACCAACCCTACCGTAAGTGATAGTGGCGGCGGGACCTGGACGCAGGTGGGGCCGTCGATTGCCATCGATGATGCCGGCACCTCGTTCATCAAGGCCAGGCTTTATCGGCAGCGTACGAGCTCGTCCCCAGCTGCGCGCACGGTGTCCGTCGCCTGCACGTCAACGGCGCACCTGGGTGGCTATCTGTTCGAGGTCACCAGCGCGCTCGACGACGACAGCAACGTCATCACCGGCACGGCCGACACGAGTGCGCCGGGTGATCCGTCGCTGACGCTGCCGGGGACGCAGTCGGCTACCAGCACCACGCTAGGCTTCTTCGCGGCGAAGTTTCTCTCGGGGTCGGCTGGGTCCCTGGATCCGCCGGCCGGCTTCACGCAGCTGGTCGTCTTCACGGGCGGCACGGGGCTCCGCATGCAGGTTTGTTATCGCGCCGGCTATACGTCACCGGCGGTCGCCTGGAGCACGGCGCAGGGAATTACCTGCGCGGCGGCCCTGGAGTGCAAGCCAGGATGAGAAAAACCAAGGCGGAGCTCCAGACCGAGAAGGATCTCGACTGGCTGACCGATGATTCTCGTGGCCGCCGCATCCTGTGGCGGCTGTTTTCGCAGGCGGGCACTCTTGGCGGCTACGGGCGCCTTGATCATGCCTCGCTGGCGTTCAAGGCTGGCCAGAGAGACCTGGTGCAACCTATTTTTGCCGTGCTGGTGTCCAACTGGCCGCCCCGTTTGACTGCGTTGCTGACCGAGAACCAGCGGGATTCGGCAGCCAGTGACAACGGAACCAGCAGCGACGCCGACTCAGCCGGTGAATCCGACCGAGCCGGTTACGACTCCGACAGGTAATCCCCGCCCGGAGAATCCGCCAGGCCCTGGCCCGCAACAGCCGGTGAATCCGACCGAGCCGGTTACGACCCCGATCGGCAATCCTGGCCCTAATCCTACCGAGCCAACGGTCGACTACAGTGGCCTGAAGGCTCCCGAGGGCTATACCCTTGATAATGATACGCTGGTTCAGTTCCGCAATATTCTCGGCAAGACGGCAGTATCGGCAGCCACAGCGCAGGAGCTGCTGAATTGGCAGGCTGGGCAGATTGCCGTAGCGGCAAAGGCCATTGAAGCCAAAGAGGTCGAGGAAGCCAAGCAGGCAGAAGCTGAGCTTCGTGCGGATACCGAGTTCGGCGGCGCCAAGTACGATGAGAGTGTCGGCAAGGTTCGCCGGGTCCTGGAGGATTTCTGGGACAAGGATACGGCGGGCCTGATCATTAATTCCAATCTCGCCAACAATGCCAAGTTTGTGCGCGGGCTGATCAATGTCGCCAAGGCTACAGCCGAGGCGCCGCTGGTCCCCGGCACTGGTGCTGCTCCGAAAGACGCGCTGCGGACGATGTATCCGACCATGCCTGATGAATATTTCGACAGTAAGGCGGCCTGACGATGACAACTCTCGGCACGACCCTCCCGACCTTGCTGGACATCGCGAGGTCGATGGACCCGGATGGGCAGCCGGCGACTGTGATCGAGCTGCTGAGCAAGCAGTATGAGATCAATCAGGACGTGCGGTGGCAGGAGGGCAACCTGCCGACTGGCATGCGAACGACTCTGCGGACGGCTTTGCCGACTGTCGGTTACCGGCGGTTCAACGAAGGCGTGGCGCCCAGCAAGAGCGGCCGTGCTCAGATCGAAGAGACGGTGGCCATGATGGAGGCCTATTCCCAGGTCGACGTCCGGCTGGTCAAGCTCTACGGCAACCAGGCTGCGGCCTTCCGCGCTGGCGAGGATAGCGCCTTCACCGAGGCGCTCAATCAGCAGTTCGTCAGCGACCTGTTCACCGGCAATGCCACGGTCAATCCTGATCGCTTCAACGGGTTCGCCACCCGCTACAATGATGTGAATTACGGCGAGAGCTCGAGCACGGCCAAGGATGGCGCGATCGTCGATGGCGGCGGGACGGGCTCCGACAACACCTCGATTTGGTTCGTCGGCTGGGGCGCCGACACGGTCTGCGGGATCTACCCGAAGGGCACCACGGCAGGGCTGCAGGCTAAAGACCTGGGCGAGGATACCGCGGTCGATGCCAACGGCCTGATGGACCAGGTCTACCGGTCTCACTTTACCTGGGACGTGGGGCTCTGCATCAGAGATTGGCGCTACGTTGTCCGTATTGCCAACATTGACGTCTCCAACCTCCTGGCCAACTCCTCGGCCGCGGACCTGTTCAAGCTCGCCGGGCGTGCGGTCGATCGCATCCCCAATCTCGCGAAGGCCAATTTCGCCTGGTACTGCAACCGGCTGGTCAAGTCGGTGCTGCGGGAACAGGCGATCAGCAAGGCGAGCAGCCAGATCACCCTCGATCAGGTCGAGGGCCGCCCGGTCATGATGCTCTACGGATACCCGGTTCGCCTGGTCGATGCGCTGGGCATCGCCGAGTCGCAGCTCCTTTGAGGACCTAAAAAGATGCTCCGCGACGCTCAGCTGGCTTTCTCAGACGCACAGGCGCCGACCGCAGTCGCCACAACTGCATCGACGAACATTGTCGACACGCTCAACCCGGCGCCGGCAGACGCAGGGGTGGGCGAAGAGATGTACTTCGTCTGTCTCGTCACGGCGGCCGCGACCGGCTCCGGCTCGACGCTGGCGGTGCTGCTCCAGACGGATGACAATTCCGGTTTCTCCACACCGACCACGTTGTTTACCAGCCAGACCTATGCCCTGGCAGCGCTGACGGCCGGAGCTGTGCTGGTCAGGATCAAGTTGCCCTATGGCTGCGAGCGCTTCCTGCGTGCGGCCTACACTATCGGGACGTCGGTGCTTACGGCTGGTTCCTTCACCGCGTTTCTGACCCGCAATGTGGATGCCATGCCGCTAACCCCGATCCCGCGCGCAACCTACCCGGTGGCCTGAGCCGATGGCCAAGTACCGCACGATCAAGCAGTGGCTCTTCCAGCCGCCGAAGGACAAGGAGGGCAAGGCCCCTCCTCCGATCGTCTATCCGATCGGCGCGGAGGTCGAATTTGACGGGCTGCCCTCGGCGAGCAACCTCGAGCCGCTCGATGCTGCGGCCAAGACCAGGATGGCAGAGGCCGAGGACATCTTCGAGAAGCAGCGCCGCGAGGCCAAGCTGAAATCAACTCCGGCCGGGATGGAGATGCTGGCGGCTTTGGCCGAGGCCCTGTACCAGGTCAAGACCGGGGACACCGAGGTTGCTGAGGCGCGTGCGCCGATCGCCTCGGCGGGCGAGGGCAGCAAGTCGGATCATAAGGCAGCGGCGCTGAGCCGGAGCACCAGCAGCCACGGCCGCAGCCACTCGGCAGAGTAACCGATGACCGAGCGCGTCGCGATCTTCAACGCGGCGGCCGGTCACATCGGGGTCGGCGACACGGTCGCGAATGTCGATACGGACCAGAGTCCGCTAGCCAAGGCCTGCCGTCGTCAATACGCGCTGTGTCGTGATACCCTGCTGGCCGAGCATCCCTGGCTGTTCGCGCGCCGGTGCGAGACACTGGCCGCCTGGACGACGCCGCCACCTGATGCGGCCTATGCTTACCGCTTTGATCCAAGCTTTCTCGTGGTTCGCCTGGTGCTGCCGTACCTGCACGCTCCTCCAATGCCCTGGCGACTGGGGGGTGTCACTGATCCAGTGCAGGGCGATGTCACGCTATTGCTGACGGACACGCCAGCCACGCTGGCGGTGGCCACGCGGCGGATCGAGCGGGAGCAGATCTTCCGCCCGCTGTTCGTCGAGGCGCTCGGCTGGCGGTTGGCGTGGGGTATCTGCAAGGAATTGAGCAAGGACGAGGCGACCCGGCAGGAATGCTGGGTGCAATACCTCTATTGGACGAACCTGGCCAAAGCCCAGGACCAGATGCAAGCAACGTATGACATGCCCGATGGCGAGCTGTATGAGGCACGCGAGGGCGCTACGTTCGGGCTCACTGCTGTCGAGCAGGTTGAGTATCGCCGTCTTCACTCGGTAGCGTAGCCCATGCCCCGCAGCATGCAGGCGAGTTTCGTCGCCGGTGAGATCGCACCGTCGCTGCACGCGCGTACGGATCTTGACCAGTACCTGCGGGGCGCTGCCCTGGTGCGTAACTGCTTTGTCCGGGTGTTCGGCGGCCTAGCCAACCGGGCCGGCTCACATTTCCTCGACTACACGCACAGCGACGCGGTCGCGCGGTTGATCCCGTTCCGGTTCGATGACGAGCAGCAGTATGCGCTCGAGTTCACGCAGAACACGATGCGCTGGTTCCTTGGGACTGGGCAGCTCATCTGTCAGGCGAGCACGGCCACGATCGCCTCGTCTACTGTCGGCGCTGGCCCGGCCAAATGGAATAACATCTCGACTGGCGGCGCGTCGGTGGTTTCAGTCACCGACGGCATTAACCTGGTGGGGGCGGTCGGGGGTGTCGCCCTGGCGGAGCAACCCGTTGTCAACGCTACGCCTGGTGCGGAGCTGGTGCTGAAGTTCTTCGCCCTTCATCAGGTCGGCATCAGGATCGGCACGACCAGCGGTGCTGAAGACCTCTTGGCCAGCCGGCAGCTCACAGCAGGATTTCACAACGTCGCATTCACTCCGCCGAGCGCGACGTTTTATGTCCGTGTCGGACATACCAACCCTGACACGCGCACTATCTCTAATTTCTCCTTCAATAACCCGGTGTCCGGCAGTGCGGTGCCTATGACCATGGGGCACCAATATCTGGCCGGGCAGTTGCCCCAGCTCACCTGGACGCAGAAGGCGGACGTTCTGACCATCTGCCACCCGGAACATCCGCCCTACGATTTGAGGCGCTACGGCGCATTGTCCTGGTCGCTCGAGCGACGGCCGTTCGCCCCGTCCCTGGCGGCACCTTTGACGGCGGATGTAAGCAGCAGCGTCGTGGGCACGCCAGCAATCGATTATTATTATCAGGTCACTTACCAGGCGGATTCCGGCGAGGAGTCGTTGCCGTGTCCGTTCATCTCGGTCAACGGTCCCGCGACCCTTAACTACACTGATCACGTCCGCATTACGCTGGCGCAGCCCTACCCGACTGGGGTCCGGAGGGCGCTGGTCTATAAGTTCCGGGGCGGTGTCTGGGGTTTCCTCGGGCAGCTGCCGGAGGGCCAGCCCAATTTCGATGACGACGGCTCGATCCTGCCAAAGATCGACCAGACGCCACCCGGCGACCGCAATCCTTTCAACGAGCCCGACAGCTACCCGGCAGCTGTAACCTACTGGGAGCAGCGGCTGGTGATGGCGGGCACCAACGCGGCGCCCGATACCGTGGAGATGAGTCGTCCTGGGGCGTTCTTCAACTTCAGCCGCTCGAGCCCGACCCGCGACGATGATTCGATCACCTTCACCCCGGCTGGCAATCTCGTCCGCCGGATCAAGCATCTGGTCGGCGCCAAGGCGCTCTACATTTTCACCGACAGTGCGGTCCTGGCGGCCCGGCGGGGCGATGCCGGGGTCACGCCAGCCATGGAAGGCGGCGTCGCGGTGGAGCTCGCCAAGGGCTCGACGGCGGTCCCGCCGACGCAGGTGGGCGAGTCCGTCCTGTTCGTGACCTCGGCGGGGCGTTCGCTCTACAGCATCAGTGACCGGGCGAGCACCGAGGGGTTTGTAGGACAAGAGGTTTCTTTACTTTCTGAGCACCTCCTGAACGCCTCTCGGGTCGTGGATGCCGCCTGGTGCGAGGTGCCTCACTCGCTGCTGTGGCTGATCCGAGCCGACGGCAAGATGGCGAGCGTCTCTTACCTTGATCGTCAGCAGGTATTCGGCTGGGCTCTGCACGACACGCAAGGCCACTATGAGAACTGCTGCGCGGCACGGTCGGAGGGGCTGGATTATCTCTACACGGTGGTGCGGCGGCGGCTGAATGGCTCCTGGCGTCGCTGCGTCGAGCGCTCGGGGCCGCGGACCTTCGCCAGCATCAAGGATGCGTTCTTCGTCGACTGCGGGCTGACGCTCGACAATCCGGTGGCGATCACGGCCGTGGGTCTGGGCGAGCCGGTGACGATAACCGCACCCGGCCATGGGCTGATCGTCGGCGATCTGGTCGACGTCGACGATTCGGGCGTGCCGCAGCTGGACGGTCGGCGGTTCAAGGTTGTCGATTTGGCAGACAGCACAACCGAGCGTGGCATTCGGATACGGGTCCGGTTCATCAACGGGACACGGCCGGCCAATTACGCGGCACAGGTCGATGAGCTGATCGCGGCGATGCAGCTGGCATTCATGCGGGTAAGCATCTTCGATGAGCTGGACGTGACCTTGGCCAGTTCGTTTAATACGGTAACCGGTGGTGATGTCATAACGCCGCCGTCGGCCGAGCATGTCGCATTGTACAATGCGGTCAAAGGAGATGCGCCGGCTACTGATATCTTTCTTTGCTTCGTGCCGCAATGCGTCCAGGCGGACGGGGTGACGTTTCTTCGCGGGTTTTCCTGCTC